GGCGACATGCCCATCGCTGCCGTTACGCCGATGTCCTGAAACTGGGCGGCGATGTTCGCTGTGTTGAAGCTGTTGCCGCTACTCGTTGTAACTGTAGCCTTCAGTGCGGCGTTACGGCCTTTGATGGCTGCAGTCGACGCAAGGGCGGCCTGTCGCTCTCGTTGAATTGCCGAGGCCATCTCATTAGCAGAAATGGCGCCGGCAGCATGTGCCTGCCGGATCTCGGCGACGGCGTTTTTATAATTCGAAATGGTAGCGAACAACGGACTGTATTTGGTGCGGAGGCGATCAAGCTCTTTCTGCTGATCAGCGAGAACCCCGTTCCATTCTTTTGCTGCCGTCGTCCCAATACCCACCATACTGTTGATGCGATCCTGCATCGACGTGGTGAGCGAATTGTTGATCGATTTCCCAGTCGCGGCAAAACGTTTCTCGATGCCACTGGATGCCGCGCCTACGTCCGACACCAGCCTGTTTAGGGCACGCTTTACGGTTGCAAGGTCGGTGCTGATTGAGATAATCAGATCATCACTATTATTACCGGCCAAGTCGGTGTCCTAACGTGAAAAGGCCCGCCAGGAGCGAGCCGAAAGGGATGGATATGCCCAAGTGCAAACGGTGCGGTTCGGACTATTATCTGGGCGGTAAGGACGGTCACTGCGTTGACTGCGAGGAAGTGCTCGCGAAGAGCGATGGCGACGCAAAAAAGCAGTCAATTATCATGACGACTTCAATTGACGTGCCAAATCGGCAGGTCGAGAGCGTCATATCGATAGTCGCGTCGGAAGCCGCCTTGGGCATGAGCGTTTTCAAAGACGTGGCCAATAATTGGCGGGATTTTGTGGGTGGTCGGGCGAACGCTTCCCAAGCCTCACTAAAGGAGGCACGTCTCGCATGTTTGGATGGCCTTAGGTCAGAAGCCTTTGAGGTCGGAGCGGACGCCGTAATCTCTGTTGACCTGGATTACAATCAACTGGCGACCGGCGGCACCGGAGGCATACTCTTTGTCGCGGCGACGGGTACGGCGGTTAAGCTGAAGCCAGCATAATATCTTTGGGGGTACGATGAAAATATCGGTGGCAATGGCGGCTTCAATGGTCGCGGTCCTTACGGGCTGCACCAAAATGGAGCAGTACTATCCAAACGGACAAGTCGTTGAGATCGACGGCATTGAATTTTCCGTCTCCCCTATGGGCAACAAGGCTGGCTCCTACAAGGCGATGCCGAACAATCCAAAAGACCAGTCATTCCTGATGCTCGATCCGATGGTTTGGGTTCGGAACACTAAAGCGATCGAAAAGGCCACCGGATGCAGCGTCTATCGCGAAAGCGTGAAGAATCATGAGAACACGACTTTCGCCGCGGTAGACTGCTCAGCTAAGCCGAACCCGGCTTAGCCTAACCACCATACGTCTTGATCAATTCATCCATCTCTTCGTCAGATGGTGGAGCGACAGACTTTTTGGTGCCGTTTGCTTCAGCCTTGCCTTTCACCGCGAGAGTGAACTCGGTCAAGCTGGACGACCAGAATATTCCGGGTGTCCATCCAAGGCCGCCAAAAGCGATCTTTTGCCAGTCGCGCCAGGGGAACGGTTCTTCTATGCCGCCTTTTGAGCGGCTTCCCCGTTTCCCTCGTCTTCCTCATCAAAATGATGGGACAACGCCTCAGAGATCGCCTTGGCAACAGCGCCGAAGTGCTTCAGCTTCAATGCGCCAATTGCCTTCACCTTGTCGCCCCGCACGGTAAGCAGATCGAGCGCGGCCACTGTGGCGGCCGGCTCGACGCCGGAAAGGCGAAGGAACAAATCGGACATGCTCTTGCAAGAGAGACGCGTAGACACGGCAGTAAGTCCGCCCATCTCCGCGACGATGACCAGCGGTTCCTTGCCGACCCACAGGCCGACCTCACCGCGAGCTCCGTTCACTTCCAACGGAAAAGGCTTTTCAGCATCAGCCAAATTACACCTCCGCAACAAACGTCAGAACGCCAGCGGCGACGAACGTGGCAGTGAATTCCATGTTGCCTTCCATCTCGCCGCTGAACTCGAATTCAGAAACGAACCAAGGGCCGGTGTAAGTTCCGAGGCCAGGCACGATCACCTTGGCATTGAACTTCGTGGCATCGTTGACGTGCGTCATGAACGCGGTGTTGGAAGCGCTCTTAACGAACTTGCCGGAACCAGAGAACGTACGGTTCTTGATGCCCGGCTCTGCCGTTTTCTGCGGCGTGTTTTCGGGATTGACGCAGTCCGTGATAGTCGTGTCGACTTCATTTGCGGACATATTGAAGCTGCGGGTCGTCAGACCGCACAGGTTCGAAAAGACTTCAGGAGTTTCGCCGTCACCAATCTGGATGAGCAGCGTACGACCAATCTGTTGACCGTCGGCCATTTGTAAACCTCAAAAACTAGGGGTTGGTGGCCAATCAGGCCGGTGTCTCGACGCGCGCAACGAACTCGACGACGCCATGCGTCGTAACTTCATCCGGGTCTTTGAAATGACGGGTGTCTTGCCGAGTAATCGATATCAATCGATGCGAGGGCAGCACTAAGGGCGCCTCATCCAGAGCCTCGACGACCTCGTGAATGATTTCCTTGAGCTCCTTGAAGCCGCCTGAGTATTGCGACCAAACGTGGATCGTCACATAGATGAGGTTCGACTTCAGACAGTCGACATCATCCCTGATGACTTGGCTTTCCCCGTATTCGACGTATGGAAACGGTGCGTTGGTCGGCGGTCTGTCATAAATCCTTTGGGCCACCTTCGACGTCAGACCGGCTCGCGCCTTCAGCCTGGCAACGATGGCACCCTGCAATTCGAGATCTGGGTTGGCCATTACTTTTTCATGGCCTCCCTCACGCCTCGCCAGACGGCGTCGTTGATCCGCTTTTTCGCCTTAGCCCTGAACGCGCGCCATGTCGGGAAAATATGCGGTTGCGCCCGCGTGCCAGGGTGCATCTTTGCGCCTGCCGCCTGTTTCTTGCCGGCAACCGTACCGCCACCCTTCGCAACGTTATGCGGCCGCGTTCCGAACTCCAAAAAGTGCCAGATCCACGCGGCGAAAACGCCCGTCGCATCCGGATCTTTGCTGGCCGTTGCACCGACTAGCGCCTTTGCGCTCGGCCGGTCAGAAATCTTGCCGCCCTGTATCGAAGCAGCGTAGTCGCCAGCAGTTGCGCTGTTGCTTATCGGCGCTCGGTCGGAGATTTTATCGGCGGCTTCGGTAGCAATCTGAAGTTTCGCTTCGGCGGCGTATTTGTTGGCGAGCGGAGCGACCTGATTGAGCTTTTTTGTCAGCGCCTCGCGGCCCAGAACCTTTGCCTTGATCACGACGCCTCCCCCTGCACCACAAGCAGCTCGATCCACTGGTTGCGCTCGTCGATGTTGACCCCAGCCTTCATCGCGTAGAGCACACCGGTGCGCTTGTTGCGCGCCCTCCACGCTGGCGTGATGGTGCGCGTGCGTTCGTTGCTGCGGACGGTCATGGTGAAGGGCTGGACGCCTTGCAGGCGGCTGGCGATGACAGTCGCACTGCCGACACGCGGTTCAAGCCTGGCTGGCTCCTCGAATTGCTCCGCGAACCCGACCACAACACCGCCATACCCATCGTCGCCCTCAACCTCGGCCTCAAAGCCGATGCGCTCACTCAGCGAGCCTGCGCCCGCCCTCTTGCGTTTTGGCATTCGGTCGATCCTTGGTGGGTTCGGCAGCCCGAGCCGCTATCGCAGCCGCGGCGCACTTGCGCGTGACGTTGTAGAGGCCCGGCTGATAGGCGATGGTGAAGCTTGGCTGGCGCCAGTCGAACGGTTCATGGAAGCGGAGCCACATAGTCGTCCGCCACTGTTCGCCAGACACGCCACGGCGCCAAAAGCATCCGCACTGCACGCGGAAGGACTGCGTCGCCCGTTGCCTTGGGGTCAGGCTCGCGCACCTCGTAGAGGTCTCCTGTCACAAGAAGGATCGCCGACACGATTGCGGGCGTTGCCTCAATGCCATCAGCAGCCGTAGGCGTTTCACCGGCAGCTACGACTTCGCGATCAAGATGTTGCGCCACGATGCTTTCAGCAGCGTCGCGATATAGGCCGATCTCCGTATCTTCATCTTCATGAAAGACACGGAGATGCTTCTTGACGGTTTCGAGATCGACGATCGCCATATCAGGCAGCCACTACTGCGGACGTGGGCGCGCTTGTGACCGGCACACTGCCCTTGTCATTTGTGGCTGTGACGCGAACCGTGATGGCCTTACCAACGTCACCCACAACGGGAACGTAAGTCGCGGCCGTAGCGCCAGAAATCGCGACGCCATCAGCAAACCACTGCCGGGCGTAAGTCGGGGAGCCAGACCATGTGCCTGTGGTCGATGTCAGCGTCTGGCCGACCTGAGCCGTGCCCGTGATGGCAGGTGCAACAGAATTCACCGGCGAGCCGATACCGTTGACGATACCGGCGCCGATATAGGACGCGACCCTGCGCTTACGAACCTTCGTTGACAGCATCGGGTTTGTCCTTCTTCTTCGTCGAGCGAGCAGAGGAGATCACCGGCTTGTCATCTGATTCATCCGCGGCGTCGTCTTCAACGGCTGCCTTTGCCTCGCCGACGATGTCGACCAGCCCCTGCGCCTCGAGCTGCTTTGCCTCGCCTGCCTCGACCTTGAACGGATCGCTCTTTTTAGTCTTCAGTTCTTTGCCAACGGCGAACGTGCGCTTGGCCTTCACTTCCAGAAAATCGGTCATGCTCATTCCCTTTCAAGGAAGGGGAGCCGAAGCTCCCCTTAGTTCAATCAGGCGCCTTCGACATCGCCAGTCACAAAGGACTCGGGGCGATAGACTGCGAATGCCAGGCGCTCTTCAGCGCGGATCGTGAACATGTTCTTCTCGAAGTCGTCGACGTTCTCGCTGGACAACAGAACCTCGATTTCCATGCGGTCGAAGATCTGGGCTGCGAAGCTGAACGCGCCGGTGAGGAACTCGCCTGCGGCCATGGCCTGCGTCGAAACCACCGGCAGGTTCCAGAGCGTCGGAGTGAGCGAGCCCTGCGGATTGCCGATGATGTAGTTGCCGCCGGCGTCCTTGGTCAGCTCGATCTTCGCCCAGTCGATCGGGTTCAGAACGAACGCGGTCGCCGGATACTCAGCGAGAACGACCTGCA